GAACCAGCCAGACACGCAAGACCTTGACGACTTCATCTATCAACCTCTTTGGGCTTAACCAATGAACCGTTTTTTATTGTCACTCAGCCGCTGGTTTGGCTGGGCCGGCGCATTGGGTCAACAGTCCGGCAAGCAGACCAGCGGCGCAAGTGGGTCGCTGGTTCCGGGTACGGCGGCACTATCGCCAGATGGCGCGCTGCAACTGTCCACTGTTTGGTCATGCATCAGCCTGATCGCCAACATAATCGCCAGCCTTCCGCTGTTTGTTTACACCCGTTCAGATAAAGGCCAGCGAGAACTGGCGCGGGATTCGCTGCTGTGGCAAATCCTGCACGACTCGCCAAATTCGCGCATGACGCCGATGGAATTCTGGGTGGCGCTGCTGCTAAACCTGCTGCTGCGCGGCAATGCATACGCTCGAATCGAGCGCAATGATGCTGGCGAGGCTATCGCAATATGGCCAATGGCATCGGATCAGGTAGAGCCGTGGCTGCTGCCTGACGGCACGCTTGTTTATAAGTACACCGTCGGCAGTGACGTGGCAGTCTTGTCTGCTGATAACGTGCTGCACATCAAGGGCATGGGCAACGGCACTACCGGGCTGGATCGCCTGGATTACATGCGCGCCAGCACCAACGAGGCAGCCAACGCTCAGGGCGCTGCCAATTCCATGTTTGCCAATCACGGCAAGCCTAGCGGCATCCTGATGATTGACCGAGTACTCAATAAAGAGCAGCGGGCCGCAATCAAGTCGAACTTTCAGGAAATGGCAGAAGGCGGAACCAGCCGGCTTTATTTGCTGGAAGCGGACACAAAATATCAGCAGTTGAACCTGTCGCCAGCCGACCAGCAGCTGCTGGAAACGCGGAAATTTACCGTCGAAGAGCTATGTCGCTGGTTTGGCGTGCCGCCGGTGCTGGTCGGGCATAGCAACGTCACCGCTTGGGGCTCGGGAATCGAGCAACTAATCGACGGCTTCCACAAGTTGGTTGTCGGCCCGATGGTGGTCAACCTGCAGCAGGCCATTGCCAAGCGTGTTTTGACCCCGGCCCAGCGCGCCCGATTGAGTGTCGAATTTAGCCTTGATGCGCTGCTGCGAGCCAGCCTGAAAGACAGGATGGACCTTTACGCAAAAGCCGTACAAAACGGCCTGAAAACCCGCAACGAATGCCGCCAACTGGAGAACGACCCACCAGTTACCGGTGGCGACCAGTTGACCGCGCAAACAAACCTTGCGCCGCTGGACATGCTCGGAAAAATTCAAGGAGGCGGCAATGCTGCTCAAAAAGACCCTATCGCTCAGTGATTGCCAGATCAAGCTCGACGGCGACAGCGGCAAGTTTGCCGGCTACGCCAGCGTTTTTGGCGGCGTCGACAGCTACGGAGACACGATCTTGCGCGGTGCGTTTGAATCCACCCTGCGCAACAACGGCAAGCCCAAGATGTTTTACGGCCACCAGTGGGACATCCCCATCGGAAAGTGGCTCAAGGCAAAAGAGGACGAGCACGGCCTATATGTGGAGGGCGAATTGACGCCGGGACTGAGCAAGTCTGCAGACGTACATGCCGCACTTAAACACGGCACGCTCGACGGCCTCAGCATCGGCGGATATCTGAAAAAAGGCGACTGGGAAGACAGCGCCGACGGTGGCCGCATCGTCCGCAAATGGTCAAGACTGGTTGAGGTATCGCCGGTTGTGTTCCCTGCCGACAGCGCAGCGCGCATTGATCTGGGCAGCGTTAAAAGCGCCGAACTGGAAGAGTCAATCGGCGACCTGGAAACCATACGAGATTTTGAGCGCTTCCTGCGGGATGCAGGCGGCCTCAGTAAAGGGTTGGCCGAAGCGCTGGTCAGCCGCGCCAAGCTGATATTCGTCCAGGGGGAGCCTGAGCCGAAGCCAGCCGACGCGAAAGCAATGCAGGAGCTGCAGGTAATGCTGCAACGAATGCAAGCGCGAATCCCGCTGTAACCCACCCTTTATCAAAAACAAAGCCCGCCACTGTGCGGGCTTTTTGCATTTATGGAGCAAAAAACATGAGCGAAATTGCAGCAGTAATGAAGGCCTGTGAGGCCATCGAAGCGCAACTGGTTAAATTTGCCGACAAGACCGATGCCGAACTGAAAAACGCCGGCAGCACTTCCGCTGACACTAAAGCAGCCGTTGACGGCCTGGCGATCAAGCAGCGCGAACTGGCCGACCGCATCTTGCAGATCGAGCAAAAGGGCACGCAAAAGCAGGACGAAAAGCCAGCTGCAGATAGCTGGGGCGAGCAATTCATCAAATCGGCACGATACGGTGATTTCGCTGGCGGCAACCTCAACAAGCTGCGCGTCGAAGTCAAAAACACCCTGACCGGCTCCGACACCACCGTTGCCCCGCAGCGCAACGCCGGAATCGTCGCTGGCGCGTTCCAGCCGTTCAGCATGGAAGCACTGTTGCCGAGCACCAACACCAGCAGCAACGCCATCGAGTTCACCCGCGAAAACGCCTTCACCAACAACGCAGCAGAAGCTGCCGAAGGTGCGCAGAAGGCGGAATCGTCGCTGACGTGGACGCTGGTCAACATGCCGGTATCGACAGTTGCCCACTGGATCAAGATTTCCAAGCAACTGGCTGCTGATGCGCCGGCTCTGGCCGCATACGTCGACACACGCATGCGCTACGGCGTGAATCAGAAGGTGGATATTCAGCTGGTGGTGGGCGATGGCACCGCGCCGAACATCTCCGGCACCTACGATACCGGCAATTACACCGCCCACGGCTATGCCAACGCGGCTCTGGGTTCGACACTGAAAAAACTGGTACTGATCCGCAAGATCATGGCTGACCTGTACTCCGCAGGCTATCCAGCCGATGCAATCGTGCTCAATCCTGCCGACTGGGCAACCATCGAGATCGAACTGTTCACCACCGCCGCCGGCCAGACCTTGTACTCGGTCAACGAAGCAGGCCAGGCACGTCTGTTCGGCATCCCGGTGATTCAGGCTCTGGGCATGGCGGCAGATACCTTCCAGGTTGGCCGATTCAGCGAAGCGTACATGATCTACAACCGCGAGGGCGTCGTGGTTGAAATGTCTGACTCTGACGGGGATAATTTTCAGAAAAATCTTGTGACTTTGAGGGCCGAACGTCGCCTCGCGTTGGCGACCGAAAAACCGGCAGCGGTTCGCGGTGGGGACCTCACCCCTGTTTGATGACGTAGGGTTATAATGTAGTTGCTGCGGATAGGGGGCACCCGACAAGAGAGATTCCTGATCTCTCTTCCGCAGACATTAATCAGGGTTATCTACAGGGGATGACATGCTTTCAGTTGATGATTTGAAAAGTCGTTTTTCGTATGACCATGAAACCGGGGTGATCACACGAAAGACAAATGACGCAAGGGTAAAACGGTGGGTTTCTGGTGCGGTGGCTGGCAGCATTAACGGGCAAGGTTACCGAGAAATCAAAGTCGACGGCAAGATCATCGGCGCACACCGAATCGCATGGGTTCTGTACTACGGTGAACAACCTCCAGAGTACATCGACCACATCAACCGCGACCCAAGCGACAACAGAATTTCTAACTTGCGACCTGCAACAAAGTCGCAAAACGGTGCAAATCGCACCGCTCTGAGCAACAACAAAACAGGCATCAAGGGATGCTATTTCGTCAAGAGCAAATCGCCGCACTTGCCCGGTCGCTGGCGTGCACAGTGCAGGGTCGGAAAGAAGTTGGTGGACCTTGGCCGCTATCTGACCATCGAAGAAGCGCAGGCGGCTTACACAGCGTTTGCGCAAGAAGCATTTGCGGAATATCACGTTCCAGCATAAGGAAGCACATGCAAGTCGAAATCAAATTTAAGCGCACTGGCTCACACAGCGTCTACGGCAACTTTGCCGCTGGCGACGTTATGCGGTGCGATTCTGCGCTGGCCGAGTTCTACGTGCGCGATGGCGTTGCCAAGTACACAGAGGCCAAGACCGAGCCGGTGACTGAGCAGGCCGAATCTACGCCTGTGGATCAGCCAAAGCGTCAGCGCAAATCAAAGGAGTAAGCCATGACCATTCGCATGCTGCAAGCCTGGAACGGCCTGCATCAACAAAAAATCGTTACCACGCTGAGCGGCAGCGATGAAGCGGCTCTGGTTGCTGCTGGAATCGCCACCTACGATCTGGACGGACCGGCGGAAAACCTGCGCATGGCCCAGCTCGCCACCGACTCCTCCGGCAACGTCACAGGGCTGGTGGGGCCGGATGGTAAGCCTATTAACCTTGACTTCGACATTCGGCAGTGGTGTTCTGCAGATGGAGTAGCCGATGACTCGGCTTCGTTTTTGACGGCGCTTACAGAGGCAAATGGCAGAACAATAACAATCCCCAGCAGCGCAACTGTTAATTTGGCTTCGCAAGTGACATACACCGGCTCGGTGCGAATTAACGGCGGCGGCTCAATTAAGCACACACGCGATGGGGGTCTGTATGTGACGCAAAACATCACAAGTCTTGGAAGTGTATCTTCCACATCGACCGTGGCGTTGCCAGTTGGATTTTCGTCTGCAAACACCTCGCAAATGGTTCTTGCAAGTGACCCTCCTGCGTCCGTTGTCAGGGGTAGTATTTTAATGATTTGTAGCGACGATAGCCTACCCGAAAAGGCTGGCGCATATCTCGCAGAGCTTGTAAGGGTACAGGACGTAACCGGCTCGACCATTACGCTGTCAGAACTGTTGGAATTTCCATACTCGACTGCCGTAGTTGCATACCTGCTTGACGAATCGGTTGTTGACATTTCCGGCGTAACGTTTTTCAACCCCAACTACCTAACTGAAAACAACGGCAAGGCTGGTGCAGCACTCACTATTGAAGTGTGTGTGAGACCGAGTGTTTCGTGCAAATTTAATCAAGAGGCTAATGCAGCACTACAGGTTATTTCTTGCTGGATGCCCAGTGCCGATGTTACTGTTGATAATGGCCGCAACAACCATACCAACTCTTCGTATGGGTATGGAATTGTTCTCTCGTCGGCAACCACGCACGGTCGATTCAAGATCAGAAGCACAAACAACCGACACGCGGTAACGGGCGGTCCGACTGCATCGTCACAAGCCAAGAAGAAGGGTGCCACCAGGCAAAACATGGTTTACGACAGTGAGGCAATTGCACCACTGTCAGCTGGCTTTGATACCCACGAGGGCCAGTATCACACGCGGTTCGTTAATTGCTTTGTCAAGAAGCAAATAGGTAATCCTGACTACACATCAGAGACGACTCTATATGACTTTACGGATCGCGGTGCTGGGACTCAGTTTATTAACTGTGGCTCCTTCGGTAACGGTGGCATTAGCCTAGCTGGGGCCGCCTGCAATCGTCTCGGCTCTGCCGGGAAATATACGACCAGATTGGTGAATCACATCATCGACGGAGACATTCTGAGTCCCTCAACTGGTCTTCGGGTAGCTGCTGGGTATAACGCTACGGTAGCGGGGTATCACGAAGTGGAAATTGTCGGTGGGGTGATGCGTAGAACAGCGGTAACTTTCTCTACAGGAGCGCCACGCATAACTGTTGATGGGCTTGATCTACGTGAGCAAGACGCCTCCTTTGATTGTGGTGGCAGTAACATAATAGTTCTACGTAACGTGAAGCGCCGCCGTGGGTCGACTCTTCCCAACATCCTCATTAAGCCGTCCACAACGCTGACCATTGACGGATATTATGTCAATGCAACCGGGTATTCGAACTCGACGCTCGTGTATGCTACGGGCGGAGTTGGAACTGCAACGGTCAAGTGGGGTCGTGCCCCCGTGGCAGAGACAGCTGTGCCTACAACCTTATCCATATCGGACGGCACAACAACACTAAGCGCCTCATTGCTTGCGGGGCCGTTGCGAATCACTGCTAAAGGTACAACCGCAAGCAGACCAACACTCGCGAGCTGGGAGGTGGGTCAGTCCTACCTGGACACGACGCTCGCCGCCAACGGCAAGCCAATCACCTGGAGCGGCAGCGCGTGGGTTGATTCAACCGGTGCTTCGGTGTGATCCTTTAAGCCAAACCCGCTTCGGCGGGTTTTTTCATTTCTGGACTGACGATGCAAACCCAACTCACGCCACCCGCAGCCGAGCCGTTGACGCTGGCTGAGGCCAAGCTGCATCCTGTCCCTTATACACAACTCCAAGACCACTAAAATCCATATCCTCTC